GGCGGGATTGATCGTCTGGTCGCCGTTACGCCAGCCTCGGGCGCGTGTATTGTCGAGGGGATTGGCGCCGTGATGTACGCGAACGATTCCAGCGCGCTCACGCCTGGGCACAAGAATCCGCTAGACGTTGACGGGCGCGGGTTTAATCACGCGCTGCTACGGGCGGCTCGGGCGTGGTGCTACGTTGTCGAGCGCGCGCTAGAAAAACACGCCGAGGTCACGCTGTGGATGCTGCCAGGGAACCACGACCCCGACGCATCGCAGGCGCTGGCGATTGCGGTTGCTATGTATTTCGACCGTGAGCCGCGCGTTAAGATCGACCTGACTGCGCCAGCGTTTACTTATCATCGGTTCGGTAAGGTTCTGCTGGGCGCGCACCACGGCGACAAGGTGAAGATGGCTGACCTGCCGTTGCTGATGGCCGTTGATCGTCCCGAGGATTGGGGCGCGACTGTTTACCGACATATCAGCACCGGACATATACATCACGACGTTGTGAAGGAGGTTCAGGGCGTTCGCGTTGAGAGCCTGAGAACGCTGGCCGCGAAAGACCCGTATCACGCGCTGAAGGGTTATCGGTCGTTGCGCGACACGCGGGCTGCGGTGTATCATCGTGAGTTTGGCGAGGTCGAGCGTTACACCGTATCGGCTGCAATGATTGGAGCGAAGTGATGTTTACCGCCGCTGGTTCCCTCGCCCGCCGCATCGTGTTCGCGCTGTCGTTCCTCGCGCTCATGTGCGTCGTTGGTTTCGGCGTGTCGTATTGCCACCAGACCGACAAAGCCCGCCGCGCTCAGATCAGCGAGCGAATGACGCGCGGTGAATCAGCCACCACTAACGCCGCAACGTCTGCGGTGTTAGAATACAGCAAGCGACAATCTGACAGGGACGCGACAACCCGCGCGAACAATGATGCGATACAGGCTGCACCGAATTCTCGCGATACCGCTGGCGCTGCTGGCGATGCTGGGCTTAGGGGGCTGTGTGAGCGCCCGTCATACAGTAACGACCCCGTATGCCTGCGCCTCAAGGATTCCGCCGCAACTAGCCGCTGATGTTCCGCCCGCCGCTATCCCGTCTGATAACACGATTGGCGCATGGGTGGCGGGATTTGACGCTCAGACAGGCCAGCTTGAGCGCGCGAACGACGAAAAACAGACCGCGCTCTGGATCGTTCGGAACTGCGAAAACGAATATACGAAAGCCGCCCGAGACCTGAACCGCCCGTGGTTCGTTTTCTGGCGATGATGGTGTATAACCTGAACCCATGACAACGCCCGCTAACGATAAACCCGTCATTCGTGTTCGCGCTGGATCGTCGCTTAACGACGGCCTGATGAACGTCATTCAGGGCGCTGGTTCTGCCGCCGACAAGCAGCAATATGCTCGCTATCAGATGACGTATCTCGATCAATACCAGATCGAGGCCAGCTACAGCACGTCCGGTCTGTCGCGGAAGATTCACGACCTTGTGCCGTATGAGATGACGCGCGAGTGGCGGAACTGGCAGGCGGACGAAACGGACACTGAGAAGCTGGAGGCTGAAGAGCGTCGCCTTGGCTTGCGCGACCTAACCCGTGACGTTGAGATTGCCGCGCGTCTGTATGGCGGCGCGGTTCTGGTCATGGGTCTTCCGGGGCGGTTTGACATGCCCGCGCCCAAGACTGTCGGGCAGGGCGCGCTTAAGTTCGTTATTGCGGCGTCTCGGCATCAGGTTAACCTTGGGCCTATCGAGCGCAACCCGCTGTCTGAGAACTACGGCAAGCCCGAATTTTACGAGATCAATCAGGTCCGCGTCCATCCATCGCGCGTGATTCCAGTCGTGCGCCAGAAGAAACCCCTCGGCGCGCTTTCTGGAACTAACGATTTCTGGGGCGACCCGCTGCTGCAATCGCTGGAGATGCAACTTAAGAACACCGACGCGGGGCAACAGAACATCGCCGCCCTGTTGGGTGAGGCAAAGATCGACACGATCACGATTCCCGGCCTGACTTCGCAGTTGGCGACGGCGGAATACGAATCTCTGCTGTCGAAGCGTCTGTCCGTCGCGTCCATGTTCCAGTCGATTTTCAACATCCGCCTGATCGACGGCGCTGTTGGAGCCACGGGCGAGGGCGAGAAGTGGGAGACCCGTCAGCTATCGTTCGCGGGTATGCCCGAGGTCCAGCGGGCGTTTAACGTGGCGCTCGCTGCTGTTGCTGATATTCCGTATACGCGCCTGTTCGGTGAATCTCCGGGCGGACTGCAAACGAGCGGAAAGAACGAACAGCGCGACTTCGAGCGCATGATCCGGTCCAAGCAGAACGTCGAGCTACGGCCCGTTCTAGATCGGCTCGACGAATACCTGATCCCGTCCGCGCTAGGATCGACGCCTGCTGATGTGTATTGGTCGTTCGCGCCGCTGTCTACGATGGACGAGGTTGAGGCCAGCGAGGTTGATAAGCGCGTGGCCGAGACGATGGGGATTTATGTGGACAAGGCGATTATCCCGCCCGAGGTCGCCGCCGAGATCACGAAAAACCGCATGATTGAGTCGGGACGGTTTCCGGGTGCTGAGACTGCGTTCGCTGCGGCTGCGGCGGAACTTGAGATTGAGCCGCTGGATGAAGGCGACGAAACTGTCGATCCAGTCACCGACGCGCTGTCTGTGGCCGAGCGCGACGAGATTGTTTCTTTGGTCGCCACTGCTGACGATGACAAACGCGAGGGCGTGATTAGGCGTCTTTGGGAGTATCTGTCGGGGCGCGCATGATCGACCTGAAATCAGCCGTTGGTCCGCGCAAGGGTTCGATTGAGTTCCCGGCCATCGAGGTCACGAAAACGCAGTCAGACGCGCTCGCACGGATTTATCTGAGGGTTATCCGTCTGTGGCGTGACCATGCCGCGCGTATCCTAGAGCGATACGATCCGCCGAATCCGAATGTGGTTCGCGACAGTGTGGACGAGGTTGAGGCGCAGATTACCGCCGCGACAGCCGAGGCCAATGCGGTTATCGTCGCGCTAACGTATGAGGTGGATAACTGGATTAGCCTTCTGGCGCGTTGGCACCGCGACAAATGGGCGCGAAACGTGAAGTCGAGAACCGGCGTAACGATTGACCAGTTTCTGACGAATGACGCCGTGCTTGAGGAAATGCGCGCGTCGCTTAGGTGGAATGTTGCGCTGATCAGAAACATCAGCGATCAAGCGCGCGACCGGATTGCGAATATCGTCTGGGCTGGGTGGCGAGAGGGAACGCCGCGACGGGAGATTGCCAAGCGGATTAACGAGGCTGTTGCACTGGGCCGTAAGCGGTCGCTGAGGGTGGCCGTGGATCAGGCTACTAAGTTGAGCGCGGACCTGGATCGCGCGCGTATGCTCGAGGCTGGTATCGAGGATTGGGTGTGGATCCATTCCAAGAAGCAGAATCCTCGTCACGATCACGTTATAAGGAATGGTCGTGAGTATAATTGGGTATCAAACAGGCCAGCGGACCTTCCTGGGCAGCTTCCATTTTGTGGCTGTAAGGCGAGAGCTTTGCTTAAATTCGATTAGGTGCTATGTTTTCGGGCCTCGGGAGCGTGTGGTGCGCTCAACCGAGGCCCTGACCATTCAGCCCTCAAGGAGGCATTCGTGGCTAAGAAATCACTACCAGACCCCGCCGTTATTCGTCAACTTCTGGACTATGATCCTGGCACCGGAAAGTTGTTTTGGATTGCGAGGCCAGCGGAAATGTTTGCTCCGGGTCTTCACGGAAGACAGCACCAAGCTAATGCGTGGAACGCCAGATACGCGGGAAAAGAGGCGTTCACGGCTGTAACCGTCGGTGGTTATCTCATAGGGACGATCTTCTGTGTGATGGTAAAGGCTCACCGGGTCGCGTGGGCGCACTACCACGGCTCGTGGCCATCAGACCACATCGACCACATCAACGGCGACCCACAAGACAATAGGATTAAAAATCTTAGGGACGTTCCGAACATCGAGAACCACAAAAACACAAAGAAATCAAAAAACAATACTAGCGGAGTAAACGGAGTTCACTGGTGCTCCTATACCGGTAGGTGGAGGGCGGTGGCAAAGCTAGACTACAAAATGCGCCACATAGGCCGATACGACACAATCGAGGAGGCCGAGGCGGCTCGACTGGCCGCCAATGTAAGTCTAGGGTTCTCCGAAAGGCACGGTTCTTAATGGTTAAAATCTCCGGCGCTCAAAGGTTCACTAACCGCCTGAAGAAAATGTCGGGCGCGCAGGCTAAATCTCTGACGGACAAGGCCCTGTATGCGGCAGGCCAACTTATCGAAGTCGAGGCTGAAAACAGCATCACGGAAGGGTCCATCAGCGGGCCGGGGCATATCCCGTCGCTGCCCGGT